ATGTAACACCATTATAAGCAATACCTAAACAAGCATTGCCAATATTAAGGACGTTATCTATTACTGTTTGATTAATTGTGCCTCCTAAATATAAAAGTGAGACCTTCTTGTTAATCTTTCTTATATTATTCAATGTTTCGATGTCAAAACATTGAATTATAACTTGCTCTTCCATGCCAAAGTCGATAATTAAATCAATCACCCCTTTTATACGTTGATCAGTCCAAGTAGCATTATCAGTTTTTAACTCTGGCATTGCGATTTTGTTATATCGCTTACATATTGTTAGCATTTCTTCAAAAGTACATAATGTTAAGCCAGGAAACAGAGATATGTTGCTACCGTTCACTATTCTGTATGACAAAATATCTGTACTTGATTGTTCAGTAATATAACCTGTTCCATCAGTAAGCGTGGAAATATCATTGTTATGTGAACAGATAAATTTATTATCTGTCGTGTAATAGATATCTGTTTCTATAATATCGGCACCACATTTACATGCGTTTTCAAATGCTACTACAGTGTTTTCGGGAAATACGTATCCAAATCCACGGTGAGCTGCTACATATTGTCCATTTAATTTGCCTAATGCCCCTAGTTTAGAGGTTTCCGCCAACTGCGCAGCATGATCCGCAGCCACCTTGTCAATCTTATCGAAGTTCTCGTTAAACTCATCCATCTTCACGTAATCCGTTGGAACCCACTTATTCAGCTGTAAATTCGTCGTTTTTTCGCTACTCAAATCGCAATCACCCTTTCCGTCATTGTTGCGGTATCAAAAACGCTTCTTCCAAGCCTTCCCACGTATACGTCTCCGCCTGTTCCCACGTCAGCCCAGCCGTCTCAACCTCGTTCCATGGCAAGTACGTAAACTCATATCTCGGCTCAATATGCGCTGGTATAACGTCGTTCACCGCCGCCTGTATATCTTCGAGATTCTTCGGAATCCCACGTCGACTGACTAGCTTAAAATTCACGGCATTTTCGCTCGGCAACTCCGTCGTTTCAAACCCGTAAAATGCGTTCACAATGTCGTTAAGCATCGCCAGTGTAGTCGTTCCTGCACCGCGCAACTTTGCCTCGATAAAATGCCGACGCGATATTTCCGACCGTTGCAGAATATGCTCGATACCTACAAGCGACTCCCACCAGTCTAGCCCAAACGTTGCTGATTCAACGTAAAACTGGTCGAGCAGTTCTCGGAGTTTCGCCTGTATTCGCGTAAATTCGCTTGCTTCGGATTGTATCGCGGTCATTACGTCCTTGAAATCGTCGTAATATCTCGGCAAATAGTCGTGCATATCTTGCGCAATGTCACGATCGGTTTGATACGCCTCTAGCTTTGCGGTCGGTGTAATCGTTGTGCTAACCGTTTTATACTTCCATGCGCTTGCTGTTGCGATTGCCATTGAATTTATCGAAGATTTACCGTATTTGATAACGACAAAGTTGCTTGCGTTTACCATTGAAGCGCCGATAGGATTTCCGGATGCTTTAACGATCTTAATAACCTTGTCGGTAACCGTTGTGTTGCTCGTTATACTTGTCGCATTTAATTTTGTTATTTTCGTTAGCTTTCCGAGTACAGTCGCGACGCTATTGATCGAAACCGCACCCGTTGTGATTTCCGTCATCTAATCACCGCCTTTAGTCTAGGCTCACTGTAACGTCTCCAGCCGCAACTTTCAGTTGGTCGCCGGACGCAATCGTTTTTGACGTTGTGAGTGGCGCCGAATATAACATGTTTCCGCCTGTCGCAGCGTCAAAAATGGCAATATGTGTAATCGTACCCCATGCCGCAGTGGCGATCGGAAACAATACGTCAGCCGCGCTTGAAGCCGAACCGTTTGACGGTGCGTTGAACGTGATTGCTTGTCGTGCGTATGCCCCACCGGACACTTCAACGCCTGTATTTGCGTCTGTTGGGTCACTCGTGTAAAGCGCCAGATAAACCGTAGTTGGCGATGTAAATGCCACGCCTCGTAAAGTCGCATCCAATATTGCGTTTTCTAAGTAATCGCTCATTCCGTTTGCCATCGTTCATTCGCTCCCTTTCGTTATACTGCGCTAGTGACCAGCACCGCTCCTGCGACTGGCACTTGGTCGTCAGCTAGCACAATATTTGCTGTTCCGTTATTTACTTTCAGGTTAGCGTAATCAATTACGCCTGTTGCGTCGTAAATTGCGTTTGCGATTCGCGAGTACCTTACAACGTTGTCGACACTGAACGCAATGCTCTTAAAATACTCCGTTAAGTTATTGGTGATTTCTGATTTCACCGCTTCAATGTCAGTGCCGTCTTGTAACGTTAATTCTGCCGAAACGTCAATTGACAGCTCCGATACACCAACAACGGTCACTTTGGCGCCGACAGGTCGCTGGCTTTCGATGTATGCTGCCGTAGCATCAATGATCGACTGGCTGGGCGTCCGTTTATCCTCGTTGACAAGCACGACTTTAACCGTGCCTGGTCCGTTCCATAACGGAAAACACTTAGCGTCAGAAACGCCGGCAATGGATTTCGCCCATGATTCGTATTGATGCTTGTTGCCCGATGTTATTGGCGTGCTTACTTTTTCAAGATAGCGCGCAAGCAATTCTTCGTCAGATTCTTCGTCATAGCCACCGGTCGCTGCCTGCGGGTTTGTTACCGTGATAATGCTTGCTAAGTCGCCGACTGCTACTGTAATTGTATTGGCAGCAACGTTTCCCGCCGAACCGGCGACGACGGCTTGGACGGGCACAGTTGCTGAACCGCCGGAAATCGTTGCTGCTGCCGTCGCTTCGAAATAGATTGGCTCGTCGTCATTCGTAGCGAATTGGTCGCCGACTGCGATTTCCGTTCCGTCTTGCCCCGTAATAACTACGTTCGTTGTTGCTGCGATCGCTGCTTTTCGCGTCAACCCTTGCTCGGCTGCCCGCCGGTCAAGATATTCGCCATAGGTCGTGTCAGCAAATCCGAGGTTAAGCACGTTATCCATCTCCATGTACGCCTGCTCTAGTTCGATCGCAGCCGGCGCAAGCATGTCATAAACGACGGAGCCTTGCCGCTTGTCGATGTCGTCACTGATGCGCGCAAGCATGCGCTCCATGATCGTGTCAAACGTTTCGCTTTCGTAGACCATTTACGTTGTCACCTCCTCGGTAAAGTCCAGCTCGGAGCCGTCTACCTTCGTAATTGTAAAGCTAATCGTAAGCACATCGCCGGACCGTGTTGTCGTTATATCGGACACATCCATAATGCGGTCGTCGTAGGCAATGGCTTCGTAAACGATACGCTCGACTTCGGAGTCAAACAACGCTGGCGAAACGTTGTCCGCGATTAATTCTTCTAGCTCGCTACCGTATTCATCGTCATAAATTAAAAATCGGCTGCGCGCCGTCATGAGCGCTTTGTAAACGTACTGCCGTAAAGCATCGTCATCGTCTATGTAGCCGCCAATCGTGCCCGCCGCGAAGTCCAGCGCATAAGTTTTCGACGGATCCGCATTGGCCGCTGTGTCGTCTACCGTTTCGACTGTGGCAACGAATGTATCGAGTGCTGACGTGTCATTTTCCGGGATTAGTGCCATTACATCACCGCCTTGTCTAATACGTAATAAATAAGCGCGTCCTCGTCGGACAAAATAACGACGCTATCGCCAACTGCAAGCCCGGCGTCGTATGCCGTTTGCGTAAGGACTACATCGTCAGCATCCAGCTCAATGCCATCGGATAGCTTGACCGAAATACTCGGAGGTGGCGCCGTGATCGTGCCTAGTTCCAAGCCAATGCCACGATTATAACCGTGCTTGCGTATAAGTTGCACCATTTTCGACGCTGGACTTCCTTCAATATTCAGCCGTTTATCCACGTTCACCACCTCTTAAGATTTCGTAGGGTCTTCGTAATCTATTTCGTTTAGTTCGAGCGTCTTGCTCACCTTTAACGACATCGTATGGCTACCGTTTGCTGAATAAGTATGCGTGTCGGTTAGTACGTAAAAGCCGCCGCTTAGCCCCGTCATTTTTTCGGTAACGACGACCTGCTTGCCGGCAATAATCGATGAGTCGCCGAGTGCTTCAACATTTGATTCCGTCGTTACTTTGTTCAGCTCTTTAAGCAGCTGCTTCGCAAGTGTTCGGTTTTTGGCGTCCGTATTATCGGGTTCATCCTTTTTCTCACGCATCAAACCGTATTTTTTAATCGATGTATTATCGCTAACGGTAACGCCGGCTGCGTCGGCACCGTTTTTTCCGGTAATGCGCACAGAGTTCCGCAAGTCCTCGATAGACTGCGAATAGTCAGCGCTAAGTAAATTCGAGCCATCTGTAATGATGAGCCGCTTTACTTGCGTTTTGCGCTCGCGGAGTGTTAACTTTCCTTTTTCATTACCTAAAATAAAAACGCGCCCTGTTTTCTTTTTCGTTTCGGTAAGCGCGGTCACAATCATGTCATATAGCGTTTTATCGCGGAAAATCAATTTCGGAAATACATAACCGGTATCGTCAATTGTTCCGTAATCGATTCCGTATTTCTTGCATATCGATTTGATCATTTGCGAGGCTTTTATTTTCGTAAACTTTAGAGAGTCAGTATTTTTCGTAAGATACCGGTTATAATCGTTCGCTGTGATCGTCATTTCGCCAGTATCCTTGATTTCCGTCTGAAAAATGATGCCTCGAAATATTTCGTTATTGTTTTCGTACACCCGAATTTCTCTACCGAGCGAAAACGTAACAGCTTGCGTGGTGCCGTTTTTTGTATTTAACAAGCTGATCGTGCAAGTACGGTCGGCTTGCGTCACGTCTCCGCTCGTCTGTACTTGCGTTACCAACTCCGTAATATAATAGATTTTATCACCACTGTAATATAGTACCTTGAGGGCGCTCACACTCACGACGGAATCACCAGCTTTTGCCCCGGATATATAAGGTTCGGATTTTTACCAATAACCTTTTTGTTAGCATTATAGATTCTCCGCCAGTCCGAGCCTTTCCCGTAATATCGTTTAGCAATTTTCCATAAACAGTCGCCCTTTTTTACCGTGTATGTTTTCGATTTCTTTTTCGGCTTAGATGGTCGCTTTTTAGCGGGTGGCTTCTTTTTAGTTGTAACTGTTGCGGTTTTGATCGTAACATCGCGGTACTCCTTAAGATTGAGCGTAAAATATATATCACCGGGTGAGCCAAATTTTTCCGCATTTACCTCGAAATCTCGAATCGTTACCTTCACGTTAACGCCGCCGGCACCAGTCACAACGAATCTGATGGGCTCGCGCTCATCTCGCCAACTTTCGATTTTCTTAACAAAACTTTCCGGCGATATAAACCCGCTGTAATTGCAATATACGGGATTATAAGACGCCGGCCAAAACGTTTCTATCGAAAAGTCACGTTGTTTACGATAGCCAATCCGCGTAATCTCCCCGAGCCCAGCCACCGTTGTTTCGTCGTAGTCAAAACTCGACGTGTACGAATTAGATGGAGGATTTACAGGCAGCCGCAGCTTCTCCTTGCCATTAATAAGCCAAAATTCAACCGCCATTATGCGCCACCTTCCCCTGCTATTTCGATTTTCCGCGCCATAATATCCAACAGTTGATCGGCTGCTTTTTCAAGATTGCCGCCAACGCCATGCAGGTGAATTCCGCCTTGAATGACGAGCGTTCCGCCACCGCGTCCATTCCGCCACTGCCTCGCTTCGTCGCGTGTCAATACTGTTTCATCTTTGTGCAGCCGTGCCTTAAAGCCG